ATGACTACATTTATGTGTTATTTAACGAAATATAATGCTCTGGATAGAGATACGCTTTTATCCATCACAGATTATATCATAGATTTATTGCCAGGTGTAGCAGAGAGCGATAACACAACAAGTGTAGTCGATGAATATAGTGACAATCTTTATATATTAATTACAACCGCATATGAGTTATTCACAAGTAATGTTAAATTCAATGAAATAACAGTTGAAAAACTAAAGGAAATATCAAAATTCAGAAAGAGTGATAGTGCGCGTTACAAGAGTATGTCTTCTCGTGCTTCTTTTAAGATGATGGATTTATTAGATTATATCAAGAAAAACTAGTGGTTTATATTATATTCAAATATAATATTTACTCTTTATAAAATACGATTATCTTTTCGGCGGTCTCTCTATGTTGTGTTACGTGAACATTCTTGTTATATAATGGTAATGTATTTATTAATGTGAAATACTTTTCAGTTATTCTGTTCATATCATCGATTAGATTATACGAATTTTTGGTATTTTTATTTCCATATCCAGATAATATGTAGCATAGTTTACCACCAGGTTCGAGAACATGAAGACATAGTTGTATGGTTTTTTCCCAATATTTCTTCAACCATACATCATAGTTATTATAATTGGTAGTGCTCTGTTTATCGCCGGGATACATCTCCATTTTGAAATATGGAGGACTGAAAAAGACGAGATCGAAATAATTATTGTATTTTTTACGAAATCCTGTGTTTTTCATAAGGTTCTCTGATGGACTCTGGAAAATCTTAAAAGATTTCCCATTGTAGTTATTTTTCAATAATGTGCGTGTCTTTGAACACACATTTGCAATGACATCGGTTCCTACATACTCAATTACCTCATCACATTCCATGAAACCATACGCATACGACGACCATCCCAGTGTGGGTGTGAATACTTTCGTACCTTTTAATAATGATTTATTAAGCGAATAAACAAGGTATGGATTCATTATAGATGCACGAAAATAAAAGGAAGAAAAAACACTACCAATACGACCGTTCATAATATAATGTATCGCACTGGGTGTAAGTATCTTATAATCAATAATTCGATTAATATATAGGTCATAGAGAACCTTCATAAAAGTCGGGTTATTTTCTATACCAGAATACGTGTTCTCTAGAATGTCTTCATAGTGAATATTACGAATGACATTTTTATAATTTATGTTTTTATTATTATTCATGTTTCCATTTTTCATAGGTGCTTCCTTAATATGTATGTTATCATTTACAAGAAGAGAAGTATTATAAAAACGAGTCAAATATTTATCTCTTTCAATAATATGATTATATAAGGTTTCTAATGATTTTTTCGAAATGTTTTTACGTAATGCATAATCTTTTAATGGAGTTACATTATTACGGATTCTAACTGTATATGTATCCATAAAATCATCGAATGTGTTTATTATATGCCCCTTAAAAATTTGCAAGAAATTTTCTTTTGTTGATATCATTTGTATATTAAGATACTAAATAATTAGAAGTAATACTACACAAATAAAAATAAAATAATTGTATATAATGTCTTCGCCGAACGGAGAAAATCCTGTTATTCTATATGATTTAATGAAAATAGCAGATTTACACTTCCTCATGAAACCTCTTCGTATAGGCAAATGCAAAAGAGTGAATTTTAATGATATAGTTGATGTATTTTATATTGTATCAAGGAGTGAGATAATCGAATCTAATCTAAAACCGGTTTTATGGTGGGATACATCAGAATTTGAATCGTTTAAATTTGATGCATTGAAAGATATAAAACAGTACATCGATAAACATCCTGATGTTGATTTTAACTCCGCTCGAAAGATAATATACAACCTGGATTTATTTAACAACAACCATTGAACATATGTTTGTTATTTATTTGACTTCGGATTGTAAATGGTTCTATTTTATTATCTTGAGATGGCATTTTACGAACAAGCTCTTTCGCGACATTTATCATAATATCGTTTATATTTACTCCGGTTTTAGCACTGACTTCGGAAAACAAAATATTATTTATCTTGGTAAAGGATTCCACTTCTTCGTATTCAATCAGTCTATTAGGAATATCTATTTTATTACCCAACATTATGAGTATACAACCTGGTTCTCCTTTCATAGTCACTTCTTTAACCCAGTATTTTGCATTATCAAGAGAACCCTTGTTTGTAATATCATATACAATAAATGCTGCTTTAGCTCCCCGATAATACATAGGTGCCAACGACTTGTAACGTTCTTGTCCGGCAGTATCCCAAAATTCCATTTTGACTGTAAAATCATTATCCAATTTAATATACTTGGTCTGAAATGCAGCACCAATCGTAGGTTCTTGGAATTCTAAAAATTCATCTCTTGTAAAACGCGATACAATAGATGATTTACCAACTGATGTTTCTCCTAAGAAAACAACCTTATAATGTAGTGTTTTCATTATATATATACAAAAGTATTTTATTTTTATATGGGCAATTATTACAATCATATAGTTAACGATTGTAATAATATTTCTGAAATGTATTTCATAATGTTAAAACCTCTTTGAAACACGAGCACGTGCAGGGCGTGGCACGTCATTAGTTCCATCTTCACTCTCGCCGTAACTATCTCTACGACCTCGTTGTGGGCGACGTGACTCGTTTTTATCTCCATCGTCTCTTGAATGATGGAGAGGGCGAGGGTTCTCGCGATGAGTATCGCACATAGTCTGTCCCCCAAATACACCAGAAATTGATGCTGCTTGGAATTCGTGCTTTTCTCCTTTAGACACTACGACGTCAAAATCCACATACTCTCCTTGAACGAGATATCTATACTGTTCATCCTCACCGTGAACAGCAGAGAAATGAGCAAAAATATCCTTATCTTTATATGGACTATCTCCACAAACAGTTAAAAAACCATATCCAGACTTCTTATTGAACCACTTAACGCGACCGGTATTACGAACAGAACTCATTGTCGGGGTTATACTATATAATACGGTAGTCTTTTAAGTGTATTTAATAATTAATATATCACTAATGTATATATTAATGAACAAATTTATGGGAATTTCCGGGAAAAAAATGACATCTATTTGTTTTCTTTTAGTTGTTCTCTTTATTACTCTTATATTGGGTAGTTTAACATTTCTAATAAATGATAATGCCGCTACAATGCCTAACATTGGTTTCGAAACTGGTTTAGAGGGAAATATTAACCATATAGAAGGTTTATCTAATGAAGAAAATGAAAAAATGAAATTAAATATGGATAAGATGAAAGAAAATACAAAAAACATCCCTGAACATTCTAAAAATCCAACTAAGAAGTAAATAACTGCATTAAACTGTGATAATCTGGTGTATCGTCGTAATTTAATGAATAACAGTATTTCATATAGTTTTGTATAGTGCCTGTTAATAATGGTTGTAAAACATCAGGTGATTTCATATATTTTCTTATTAAATTATCTGGATGGTTTACATCACTAACCAGTAATGATGTTTCTTTTCTTTCAATCGTATCCCAATGTAGAGAACCCGTGTTTAAATATTGATACATATATCCCAATGATAATAGGTCGTCTCTGGGAGATGTAGGTTCTCCACAATGTGAAAAAAAACTTGTGAACCGAGGAGTACCTATAACCTCATTTTTATTATATTGTGTATCTTCATCATTATTTTGACAACTATATATAGTAGATAATCCAAAATCAATAAGATTTATGTCACCATCATTCATCATAAAGTTTTGTGGTTTAATATCCCTATGTATAACCCGAGAATTATATATTTGACGTAGTATATCCAAACATTTAATCATAACAGATGCCATTTTTTTATGATTTATAAGTCCTTTTATATCAAAGTAATCTTGAAGACTATTTTTATAATATGTCATTACCAATACGAGATTACTATCGATGTTACCATACCAATATATTTTCGGGATTGAAGAAACACCATCACTGTATAAGTAATTTAATATTGAAACCTCATGACGGAGAACCTTTAGATTAGATGTATCTATTTTTATAGCAACTGTGTTTTCGGTTCTCAAATCAAGTCCTTTATAAACTTTTCCAAACGAACCTTGTCCTATTAAACAAACAATTTCATAATTTTTTATTGTCATAAATAAATCCACCTACTGTGTAATTATTAAATAAGCATTATATACTTTTTTTCACAGCATAATATATATTATGCGTTTAATAAGTGATAAAACATTGGAGAATATGTCAAAACCATTCAGATTTATACAAATTATACTTCTCGTGTCATACATAATATTATACATTGGTATTATATCATATGAACCTTCGTATATTCATGCGTTAACAATATGGTTTAATATATTCATATGTGCATTTCTGTTGTATAAATTCAATCCATTTAGAGAACATACATTAAATAAAAATGATGGTAAAATCATATTTGCGAGTGCGCTATTTATGCTGACAAATCTGGGTATAACCGAAGCTATAAAAAAACTATTAATAGTTATAATATAAAATCATAAACATAGTATAATATAGAAACTATACTATGTCTGAAAATAACACCGATTTAATAAATCAAATATTCGAAGATGCTTTGAAAGATGAAACTTTATTAGGTACACTGAATATTGACGAATTAATCGAGATGACAAATTCGGAACATATGGATTACTTAAATGAAAAAACAATGGACGATATATTAAATGAAATACAAAACGCATTAACTGAACTGGACATTAATGATAAAACAAAATATATATTTTATAGTAAACTTGCGGGTTATAGATTAATAGGAAATATATACGAACTTCATAAAGGAAAACACATTCGTTGGATACGTTATAATTCACCAGATAAGATTACCAATGGAGCAATAGTAGCCGAAATAAAATTCTGCGATAATGGAACACATGTCCTTTGTAGAACAATACAAAATCGTGTATTTCAAATCAAGTATGATGACTGTTTAATATTTCAAAAACTAACAACTGGAGAACAATTAATATTAATGGCGTATGAATATTCAAAAAAATCTTAAATTTAAGTTCTATGTTTCCTTGTAAAATTTCCAATACATACTTTTTTATTTCTACGTGTGTTTTTATTACTAGTAGTCATCAAAAAGAAGTCTTGAATATGATATAGTATTTTACGAGATACGAATGTATCTTCATCTATGTTTTGTTGAGATTTTTCAACCGACGTGATCAAATTATTCTCTAAAAAATACGTCATAAATAATTTATCATCTTGAATTTTCAAGATGGACGAATCCATCAATCGCATTAATATATCTCCCGTTTTCAAACCGTGAAAAAATGGTTTGGGTTGAATATAGTATATTTTATTATGGTGCATTTTGGTATAATAAGTATTATCTATAAAACACATTTCTGTATTAGACGGTAAGACACTACACCGAATAAAATCGCAGCGCGTTTTGGCGTTACTCTTTCGCGACCGTTCTACAATGCGCTTATTAATTTTAAATGCATGTATAATTCGATTAAATAATCCAGGCACATTAATCTTTGTTTCCAAATAACTAATAATCATTTTAGACCAACATTTACTAACTTGATTATTAGTGTATATATATACACCAATAAATTCAGATTCCATCTTCTTATAATATAAATATTCTAATATATTCATAATTCCATATCTTAAAAATTCTGGATACAAATCTAATAACGAATTGAAATATTCTTGTTTGTTAGAGTGTGGTTTGGAAAATATTATATGTTCGTGTTCAATTATGCTCCATAATGCTTCTAAATCTGTAAAACACCCAAGTGTTTCATCCATATCAAAAATTATAACTTTATTATTATTTTTATTATTTTTATGTACAAATTTATTTTTATATATTTGTATACATTTCTCTGGCGCCATCTATATTATTATTAGATAATCACATTTAACAATAATATTAACCGAATGTATTTTCCATTGCATATGTAACATATAAAAACTGTGTCTCTTTGTCTCGAGAATCTTCGTAAATTGTAGACATCATACAACTTGAAGGTGCAATCTCACCATTTACAAATATAAAAAGAGCTTTATCCGGTGTCAATGTAAGACGCTTACGTATAACATATTGAAATTGACCCATTGTTAAATCAGATGGTACTAAAAATTTATGCTTATCTATGTATGGTACATCAACTCCTGCACTATCACTCCGATTAACAATGATTGGTATTCTATCAGGATACTTGGTACGAACTCTTATTGCTTCTTCTTTTGTATATAAAACATTCGAATTATTTTTGAAATGGTTTATACCATTGAAATGGTTGATGCCAGAATTAAGTTTCTCTTCAATGTAACTTTTCATCATATTGTTCGTATAATATATAATTATATTTAATTCTTATATTGTTAATATAATTATATTACTTACCGGTTGAACCAAACCCTCCTTCACCACGTTCGGTTACAATTAGTTCACTCTCATTACATTCCATAACAAATATTGGACAAAGAGATGGATGACAAATCTGCATAATACGAGTGTTTTTATCAATTGTATATGAACTCCCTTCACAACAAGGTAAATATCTTAAAGCTGCAATTAAAGGACCACGATAACCTGAGTCTATAATACCAGTATGGTTCGCCAACATAAGAGGGGTTTTTGAAATACTTGACCGTGGATGCATTAAAAATCCACAAGGGGACCCGTTGTAACTCATACTGGATTTCACTCCCAAATTTACAAATTGTGATTTAAATGGCACATTAAAAACCTCCGTGTTTGGAACTCTTAGATCAAATCCAGAGTCCGGATATGATGAATCTAAAATTCTTTTATTATGTTTTTCGATCGCAATCCTTGTTTCGCGAATAAAATCATCATCTACATCATTGCAGAAAGTCAACTTCAATGTAGCATACCCACCTTTCCATGTTCGGTTGAGTTGTTGTTCGTTAGACAACGCAGACATAATAATAATAATACAGTAAATTATTTTTATTATG